ATTAAGTGGGTTTGATATGGTCTCGGTGTTAGCATTTTTTATTGTATTTTTATTACTGCTTATTTGCAAATATAAAATAATTTTTTTATTTTTACAATATCAAATCAATTTTATTTCACATTTAATTCAATACAACATGAAAACACATTGGAGAAAAATTATTAACGACACCTATTTAAACGAATCCGATTTCCTTCATCCGGAAACGGGTGACAAAATAACCGTGATCGGAACCATAACCAAAATCGAAACGAAAGAGGTCACGAGTCCATCGGGCAAATCGGACGAATTGCCGATCCTTCATTTTAAAAAGTCCAAACCGTTGGTTTTATCCGCAAAGATCAATTTTAAAAATATCGAATCCGCATTAAAATCGTCATTTATTGAAGATTGGATCGGTAAAAAAATCGAACTGCTTTATGATCCGACCGTGAAATTCGGATCTAAGCGCGTCGGCGGTGTCCGCGTTAAACCAGTAGCACCGAAATCGAACAAACCGCAATTAACAGAGGAACACGCGCATTTTGAATCAATCCGCGAAGCTATCGCAAGCGGCGCACGGACCATCGAACAAATCAAACGTAAATTCGAACTAACCGATTCAATAATCACTAAACTAACCGAAAAAGATGCCTAAATCCGGAAATATAACACCGAGCCAATTTAAAAAAATCATGACCAATTCGCGAACGAAATCCGCTGAATGGTCAAAAACCGCGATCACCTACGCGAACGAACTTGTTTTGGATCGATTAGGTGTTCAGCGCGAAGAAATATCCGCGGCCGCCCTTGAATGGGGAAACACATGGGAACCGATTGCGATTGAACGATACGAAGACGAGACCGGAACGTTCCCGATTTCGGTCGAACATTCCATCCACCATCCCGAATTCGAATACGTGTGCGGGAAACCGGACGGACTCGTTCTGGATGACGGGATAATCGAAATCAAATCACCGTTCAATCCGTTAAACCATTTAGCCAATATCGAAACGGCTGAACAATACAAACTATACAAATATCAAATCCAAGGTTATTTGTGGATCACGGGCCGTTCATGGTGCGATTTCGTTTCCTATGATAATAGATTCCCGGAATCGATGCAAATCGCCATACACCGAATAGAACGCGATCAAGACATGATCGACGAACTGCAGGCGAAAATAATTAAGTTCGAAAAATTAATTTGCTCCAAGGTTGCATACTTTAAAAAATAACCTTATTTTTATATAAATGGATTTGCCTTTGGCGGGCAATAAGAAAAAGTTCTTATATCTTGGTCTTTAGGATAAACCGATCGTGTTGTGCGATCGGTTTTTTTTATGTCCACACCCGAACGGACCGACCACGCATCCAAAAAAAACACGCAACCGTTTCCGGATGCGTGCTCAAATTAACACTAACACATTTATTTTAACACTAAAACGGCAAATCGTCGTCAGATTCCACCGGTTCGTCCATGGTCACGGGTACGGGCGCGGATCCGGTTTTTTCGAGCTTCCAACCTTGAACGTTTACATAATACTTTCCATTCCATTCGCGTCCTCGTAAATTGTAGGAGACGGCCACGGAATCGCCTTCGTTTAATCCGTCCAAAAGTTCGGTTTTGTCCTGAACGAATTCGATTGGAACCGACTGCGGATATTTTTCGTCGGTCTCGATTACGATTTCACGTTTTTTGAACGTGTCTTTGATTTGGTCGGTTTCTCCTACCTTAATAACTGTTCCTGAAATTAATCCCATGTTGATCTGTTTTTGTAAAGGCGGATATAAAAAATCGCCTTAATTTTGATAATTATATTATAAAGCAAATATAAAACAATATAATTTAAAAATCAAATTTACACTTCAAAATATTATTATTAAGGTTTTATTTTGTTTTCCTTAACATTTCATTAACACTTTTGTAAAGCGAAACCCTAAAATGTAAAGTATGTAAAACTGGCAACTTTACACGATAGCGCCCACGGTCACGGCATTAGAGCAAAATGTAAATTTGTAAAGCGAAAAAAAGGTGGCTATAAGAAAATATATTTAAAACTCTGATTCACTCACAAAAAAACTTTTGATTCATACGAGGCCTATATATATATTTACATACTTTACAATATTATATAATATATATATAATGGGGGTTTCGGTGTAAATTTGGATGTAAATCCTATGTAAAATGTGTAAATTCTATTTTTTACGAAAGAAAACTATATATGAGTAACGAAAGAACGAACCCGAATACAAAGCCGAATCCGCTATGCAACAAAACTAAGCTAACTTTAATCTAAAGCGGTTTAGATTAGATCGTGTTCGATCTTATATGCTTTTTGGTATATTGACACCAAAGCGTTTTTTAATGCGCTTAGAATCGAAATAAATGCGTTTTGAATATTTATTTGCTAATATGGATTTATTTTTGTATTTTTAAATCGAAAATATTAGTCCTTATGATGAATTTTTATTGTATCGATTTCGAAGAAGGCTGCAGATCGGAACCGTGTCCGGAATGTTGCAAAAACTGCGAAGGGTGGTTGGCAAAATCTGCCATGCCTGATTCGAAACCGAACAAATCCGAACCAGATGTCAACGCCGAAAAATTACATTGATTACAAAACCGAAACCGTTCCCGTGTCACGAAAACGGGACGTGTTCACATTCGAAACGATATGGAACAAGCCGAAAACGAGAACGTCGAACATCCGCAGCACTACGGCGGCAAAAACAACCCATTCGAAACGATTAAAGTGATCGATTCTTGGGGATTAAACTTTTTTTTGGGTAATGTCGTTAAATACATTAGTCGCGCGGGAAAAAAGAATCCGGACAAACTTGTTCAGGACTTAAAAAAAGCGCGTTTTTATTTAGATCACGAAATTAAACGACATGAAAAAAAATAAACAAGGGCGTCCGCGTGCATGGGATTCGGTCGAAGCGATGCAAGTCGCAATTGACGAATATTTTACGGATTCAGATGCGAACGAATTGCCGTACACGGTCGCGGGTTTGGCGGGTGCTTTAGACTTGACGACTGAAGGGCTAATGAACTACCAAAAGCGCGATGAAGACGAACGTTTTTTTGGGACGATAAAAAAAGCGAAACAAAAAATCGAATCAAATATGGTATCGCGGGCGCTTGCAAATAAAGTAAATCCGGCCGTGGCTATCTTCTTAGCAAAAGCGAATTTTGGATATTCGGATCAGCCGAAAGACACGCGCACGGACCGCAAAATCATAATCGAGTTCGAAAGCGATGACGACGACGAACCCGAGTAAAAACGAACCCATGAACGAACAAACCAACTATCAACGATTAACACGCGAAGGACAACGCCTGGACGATAAACTCGCCCGATACATGTCCGCGAACGGTCTGGATCTCGATGGCGTACAAGCCGAAATCGAGAACAAAACGTGTCGGTTGCCATCGCGAGTCCGTCAGTATGTGACCGCGTATTTTCGCGTGAATGAGTACGAGACCAAACAAAACGAACAACCATCGAAACCCGAATAAAACTATTCAAACCGCATTCAGGACAACGCCTGATCCAAAAACGCGCGCGACGGTTCAATCCGATCGTGTGCGGACGTCGTTTTGGAAAAACTGATCTAATGACGGTCGTTAAATGGCCGTTGATAACGCCGGCTCTTTTCCACGGGAAAAAAGTCGGAATTTTCGTGTCCGATTTCAAGGATTTTTCCGAATCATGGAATAAAATCGTGGACCGTTATGGACTCGATAAGGAAGGCGGATTGATATTGCACAAAGACGAAACCAAAAAGGTCATGCGGTTCGTGGGCGGTGGCGTTCTCGAAATATGGTCGATCGGTAACGAAGGCCGAAAAGAATCCGGACGTGGCCGGAAATATCACCGAATAATCTATGAGGAAACGCAAAAAATTCCGGATCGTGTCTTGAAATATCATTGGGAAAACGTTTCGCGTCCGTGCCTAACCGATTACAAAGGCGATGCGTATTTTATCGGGACCGCTGCAGGGAAAAACAACTATTGGTACAAACTTTGTCAACGTGGCGCCCGAAATGGATCCGCGCACGTCAACGAATACGGTGACGAAGATTTAACACCACAAAACGAATCGGATTCATGGTGTACGCATCGAATGCCGACTTCAGCGAATCCGTATATTGATCCGGACGAAATCGCCGACGCACGAAACGACCTGGATCGACTGACATACGAGCAGGAATACATGTGTGTCTTTGTCGATTACGATGGCGATTCGTGGGTCTACGTGCTGAAGGATAAAGAATTGCAACAAAAAGTTTTCGCACCATCGCGCCCGATTCGGTGGTCTGATCAGTTGTACCTATCCTTTGATTTTAACAAAATCCCCATGACCGCTTTGGTAATGCAAAAACAAACGATTCCGCATTCAGAAATCGAGCGAACCCGGTACAAATACGGCGTCCATTTCATAAAGGAATTCAAGATCGGATCGATCGAACAAGGCGAAGCGAGTATATACGATACGTGTCAGGCGATCCGCGAATGGGTGTTAAAGGAGACCGGACGAAACATTGGAAAATGGGGCGACAAACGATATCCGTGTTCGTTGCCGTTCCTGATCACCGGTGACGCATCCGGAAATCGTTCGGACGGTCGACAAAAAGTCCCTAAAACGTATTATCAAATCATTCAGGACGAACTACAAATCGCACCGCAAAAAATAGTCGTGCCAAAAGCGAATCCGCTACATGCTGAATCGTACGTGCAAACGAACACGATCATTTCGCAGTGTCCAAATATAAAAATATACGACGATACGTGTCCGAATTTGCGTTTGGATTGTCTTCGGATTAAGTCGGATAATAATCGCCGAATCATAAAGGGCAAAGGTGAGGAACGGCAGGCCGATTTGCTCGATAATTTAAGATATTTATTTAATACATTTTGCCAAGATATTAAACTTTAGTCTAATGAGAGATAAAAAAGCCTTATTAGGAATGATTATGGCCGGTGCGATGTTCGGCGCGGAATATCCTTCAGCATATATCCAAAACACGAAAGACAAACCAACAAGAAAAGATTTAGAACAAAAATCGAAAAAATTGATTCGTAATAAGTACGGACTGATTGAATTCGAATTCGATAATGTGAAAATTTACGCACGCAATCGAAAAAATGCAATAAGAAAAGCAAAGAATCAAGGACTAATCACCGAATAAAATTATGATAATGGCAAACAGTAAAACAGACCAACCGAACCCAAACAGACGCCCACGAATAGTCGTAACGATTACGACCAACGACGAACCATCATGGCGAGAGCTGATAAATATCGGACGCGATGTTGGTCCGGGGACGGTTTTGGATTCGCTACAGACGACGCAAATCGGTTGCGTCTATGTAATTAACGCGACCGGGACAAAACACTATAAGATCGGATTTAGCGCGACACCGGGAACGACCGACCGAATCCGTCACATGCAAACCGGGAACGCTCACGAACTCGAATGCGTTTTGGAACTGCCAACGTTTCATTATCGATATATCGAAAAGTTTTTGCATATCGTATTCAAATCAAAACGGATCCGTGGCGAATGGTTCAAACTAAATAAAACGGATTTAAAGACTATCGAAGAAATTTTCAACTCTTACAAATAACGAAGCCGATGCCAGACAAAACGCCGCGACTGTTAATTCAGCACCGATTTAAAACGCATTCGGCATGTCACGAAAAGGTCGATCTATTATTAGGATCGTTGCCGAAATCGGAATATATTATCATTGCAAAAGTTAATCGGACATATTTCGAATTCAATTCGTGTGCGTTTTATTTGCCGCATGCGGTATCGTTAACGGGTTTGGATATCAACGCCCACCAAAGGAATAAAAATGCTTAGAAACTATATTATTTTATTATTATTTAACTAAATCAATTTAAAGTATAACTAAAATCTAATGAGTAAGACATTCAATATTATTATATTTTTTGCGGCTTTATCTTTTGCGGTTTATGCGATATATTTTCACCCAGACCATAAGCCTTCAGACGGTGCAATATACTTTCTGTGTAGCGTCAGCTCTATTTTTATATTTATAATCTTTGGAATTTTAATATTTTCAAATAAAGGAACAGCTAAAGACAAAAAATAATCCATAAAATGCTTAGAAAAGGACAAAAATCGCTATTAGTCGGCAAAATGCAACTGCAACTAAGGAGAACCGGACATTATTCCGGACTTATTGACGCCGTATTCGGTGACGGAACCGAACAGTCCGTGCGCGCATTCCAATCCGCGTTCGGTTTGTCTGCGGACGGTATCGCCGGACCGGTTACGAATTCGTTTTTGGATGCGCAAACGAAAAACGCGTGGTTGGTTCTGTTTTTGCATACGTCCGCATCGCCTGAGGGTCGACATTTTACCGGCGATCAGGTGAAATCGTGGCACATGGACGGGCGTGGATGGTCTCGACCAGGCTATTCGGACGTGATCGAATTGGATGGTAAGTTGTCGAACATTTGGCCGTGGGGACCTGATCCGGACAAAATCGCAGATTGGGAATATACGTTCGGCGTTAAGTTCAACACCGGATTCGTTAAGAATTCGCGCGATGTTTGTTATATTGGAGGGATCGAAGGCAATGACGGAACAAAGCCGAAAGACACGCGCACGGACGCGCAAAAAACAACGATGGAAATATATGTTCGTTGGTGTCTGCTTAGGAATCCGAATTTAATCGTGGCCGGTCATAATCAGGTACAACAAAAGGGATGCCCATCGTTCGACGTTCCGCGATGGTGTCGTTCGATAGGCATTCCAGAATTGAATATTTGTAATTGGGG